GAAGGCCATAGACAAGCTTGCCATCACGAAAGAGCGGGTACTGGCCGAGCTGGCCAAGATCGGCTTCGCGGACATCCGCAAGGCCATCAAATGGCAAGGCACTCTCGTAACCGAGGAAGATAACCCAGACGGCGGAGATGTGTTGGTCATCAAGAATGTGGTGACGAACAATGTTCAGCTCATATCGTCTGACGAAATAGACGATGACACTGCCGGCGCCATCGCTGAGATCAGCCAGAATGCGACGGGCGGGATCAAGATCAAGCTTCACGACAAGAAGGGCGCGCTGGTCGATATCGGCAAGCACCTGGGCATGTTCGTTGAGAAGCATGAGCACTCAGGCCCAGACGGCGGGCCAATACAGACAGAGACGAGGACATGGCGAGAGGTTCTGCGGCAAGAGACGAAGGACTGATCGCCGCTGCCACTCTTACTAACCCGGCGCTATTCGACTTCTGGGAGCAGGTATTCTTCGGAGAGAACGACATTGCCGTTTTGCATGGCGGTCGTTCCAGCTCGAAGACCAGAGACACGGCTTGCCAATTGGTCCGGCTGGTTGAGCATGTGCGCGTCAAGATGCGTGTCATGTGCATCCGGCGTTTTCAGAACCGCATTCAAGAATCGGTCTATACCGAGCTGAAATGGGCTATCAGCCATCTGGGCTTGCAACATGCCTTTGACGTCCAGAAGACAACGATCATACACATCGCGTCTGGCGCGGAGTTCATATTCTACGGGATTGAGCGCAACCTTGAGGAAATCAAAGGAACCTCCGATATCGACATTCTCTGGGTGGAAGAGGCTGAAAAGCTCACCGCCGACCAGTGGGCCGTCATCGCCCCGACGATCCGCAAGGAAGACAGCCTCGCTATCCTGCTGTTTAACCCGAAGATGGTCACGGATTATGTCTGGAAGAACTTTGTCATCAACCCGCCGCCGCACTGTGTTGTGCACAAGATCGACTACACCGAGAACCCTTTCCTCTCGGAGAAGGCCAAGCGCGACATTGCAGCAATGCAGGATCGCGACCCGGAGCTGTTTGAACATATCTACGGCGGGGTTCCTCTCGGAGATAGCGAGCTTTCGATCTTCAAGCGGCGTTGGCTGGATGCCTGCGTGGATGCTCATGAGGTTCTGAAGCTGACGCTGACAGGCCGGAACGTGATCGGGTTTGACCCTGCCGACGACGGCGAGGACAAGTGCGCGACCGCTGACAAAATAGAGGGCGTGTTTACAGATGCCGAGGACTGGCCGTCTGGCAAGGATGAACTGGTTCAGAACGCAAAGAAGGTTTGGGCCAAAGCATCTCATAGCAATGCGCTTGTTTCATACGACACCATCGGGGTGGGCGCCTTCGTCGGCGGCTACATCGATGAGCAGAACGAAGCAGGCAGAGTTAGAGTGAAGCACTACGCCTTCCATGCTGGTGGCGGGGTACGGGACGGCGATAAGCCGAGCGACCCGCAGAACAGCAATAGCCCTTTGAACAAGGACGAATATCTGAACCTCAAAGCGCAGGCTTGGGCCAACACAGCCCGCCGCGCCATGTTGACATTCAATGCCGTCACACGAGGGCAGGCGATAAAGCCTGAGGATATCCTGTCGTTCTCGTCAGGTATGGGCAAGCAAAAGCTGGACTCGCTGTTCACGGAGCTTTGCGTGCCGTGGTGGGTATCGACCGAAGGAAAGAAGCGAGTGGTGCCAAAGCTGAAGCTCAAGAAGGACTTGGGCGTGAAGTCGCACAACTTGGCCGACGCCGTGATCGCGGCTGACAATATCAACATGACCAGCACTTACACCCTGTCAAACGTTGGATGACCGATGGCCTGCAGCTCATGTGAAAAGCGTCGGCAGATGCTTGCCGAGGCTCGGAAACAGGCTGGCCTGAAGGGTGTCGTCAAAGCACTGCCGAAAGTCATGCGGGACACAGTGAAGAATCCGCCAAACATCAGGAATAAGCGCAATGGGTGATGTGATCCAGTTACGGGCGAATGACAGCCTGCGGTCTGTCGTTGCCGGTCTTGGCGACCCTGCGCGTGATAAGATGGCGCTGACCACCTACGGCTTTCACATGCTGAACGAGGTGCAGATTGCCAACATCTACCGTTCGAACTGGATGGGGCGCAAGGCGGTCGATATCCCGGCGCTGGACGCTGTTCGCAAGGGCAGGGACTGGCAGGCCAAGCAAGACCAGATCGAGCTTATCGAGGCAGAGCAGAACCGGCTCGGCTTCTGGAAGAAGTTGCTGGAGGTGATGATCAAGGCCCGCCTATGGGGTGGCGCTGCGCTCTACATCGGCACGGGTGAAAACGACCTTATGTCGCCGCTTGACCCATCTCGGGTTCAGAAGGGCGGGATCAAATATCTGACCGTGTTGAGCCGCCGCGACTTGTCGGATGGCGAGATCGATCAGGACGTGATGTCTGAGTTCTATGGCAAGCCCGCCTATTATGAGGTGACCGGCAGCAGCGCACAGTCGTTCGTTCGGATACACCCATCTCGGTTCGCGATCTTCGTCGGGGCCAATCAGGGCGATTCTCTCCTGTCTGGCGGGATCAATCAGGGTTGGGGCGATAGCGTTTTGGAGGCCATGTATTCGGCCATGAAGAACGCCGACGCAACGGCCGCCAACATCGCGTCTCTGGTCTTTGAGGCCAATGTGGACGTGTTCCGCATACCTGAGTTCATGAATAGCCTGGCCGATCCCGCCTACTCTCAGCGTCTGATCGATCGGTTTATCCTTGCCGCCACAGCCAAGGGCATCAACCGCGCTCTCATCCTCGATAAGGAAGAGGAATACGAACGCAAGACGATATCCTTCGCGACATTGCCAGATGTGATGCAGTCGTTCCTTCAGCAGTTCTGTGGCGCGGCTGACATTCCTACGACCCGGTTCCTCGGCACGGCTCCGTCTGGGCTCGGATCGAACGGCGATCACAGCATGGCCAACTACCATGACCGCATCGCCTCAATGCAGACGCTGGAGATGACGCCGGCACTGTATCGGCTGGATGAGTGCCTGATCCGCTCTGCGCTCGGTACGCGCCCGCCTGAGGTCTTCTACACATGGTCGCCTCTGGAGCAAATGAGCGAGAAGGAACAGGCAGAGATCGGCAAGATGAATGCCGAGACTGCCGAAATCCTCACACGCACCGGTCTGTTCACCTCGCAAGAGCTGCGAACCGTCGTCGGCAATCAGTTGGTGGAGTCGAGCTACTATCCAGGGCTTGATCAGGCCATGGAAGCGACAGGTGAGGACTTCGACCCTGATCTAGGTGGGGATGACACCGAAGAAGAGCTACCGCCTACTGAGGCAGATATGGAGGAATGATGCGCAATTACCGCATCACCTCAATCGCCAAGAAGCCGAAAGGCACCATCGTTGAACTGCCGGTGATCGAGCCCAGGCTATCGACAGAGAAGGAATACTACTCAGCACTCCGGTTGATGCTGACGCAGATGGCGGCAGAGACGCGGGAAAGCGTTATCCCGCTGTATCAGGCCGAACGTGAGCAACAACGCGCTGCACGGGGCTTTGTGGGCGATGCGGACCGGTCTTGGTTCACTCGCCTCCAGTCACTGGCCATCGCATTGCAGCGGGTGGCATCGGAAACGGCAACCCGCATCCTCGATCTTGAGGCAAAGCGGCACACAGACACATTCATGGCATCGGCCAAGCGCTCTCTGGGCATCGACCTCCGGGCCGTTGTCACGCAGGAAGACTTGGCCGAATACCTGCAGACAAAGGCAGCCGAGAACGCTGCCCTGATCCAGAGCCTGTCGGAAGACATGGTGAAGCGGATAGAGACGGCAGTCTACCAGAACAGCATCGCTGGCAACTCGGTCACGACGCTGCGCAAGCAGCTGACGGAACAGTTCGGGATTGCTGACCGGCGGGCAAGGTTGATCGCCACGGACCAGACGAACAAGCTGAACAGTGATCTGAACCGCATCAGGCAGCAGCAGGCGGGCGTGGCTTCCTACAAGTGGGTCACATCGCACGACGAACGCGTGAGAGAGCGGCACAGGCAACTGGACGGCAAGACATACAAGTGGGGGCAGGCAACCGGTGCAGAGGGCGGTCTAGCGCCAGGGCAGCCTATTCGCTGTCGCTGCGTCGCCCGCGGGATTGTCGAGTATTGAGCAGTTCTTCCAACTTATCGGAGCCGACACGCTCTTCATCGACATAGATCACCTCGGTGGTCGTGACAGCGTCGCTCAATCGGCGGATCTCAAGCGTCAACTCCGCGATTTTGGAGTTTTGCTCAAGTAGCATCTGACGGAGGGCTTTGAACTGATCGTCGGTCATGCGGCTACATAAGCCCATGTCGGCAGCTTTATCAAGGAGGACTAGCCATGGCCGCAGCGCCTATCAGTGGCACTGATGTCGTGAGCTATAGAGGCTCTGATGGAAGGCCGCGGGAAGCCGAACTCGTCGTTGCTGTAGGCTCTGACGGACAGCCAACGGGTTCCGTGCAGATTACAGCGCGCGCTGTGCATACAAGAAATGGCGTCTCAACGGCTGGCTCGTGGGACATCGTTCCTGCCGATGAAAATCGCACCGGCCTCACGATCCGCAACGACAGCGACGCGAAGATGTACTTTCGCACCGATGGCGAGGCAGGAGACGGGGTTGGCTATCCTATGGATGCTGGGCGCGGATATTCGTTCGAAGCTCTGGGGATGCTCCCTGAAGGCGCGGTGTCGGTATGGTGCGGAACGGCTGGCAAGCGGTGGGCAGTTCTCTACTCCACAACGTCGGAGCCTTACGATGCCTGAGACGCCAGCACCTCCAGAGCCCATGGTGGTTCGCATGGCCGTACTGCGCATGGTCAGAACCGATGATGGCCGAGACGTATTGCAGGTGATCGGCTCGACTGTCGTCCCGCCTGCATCGGTCAACGGCATGTATGTGGGTCCGGACGGCTACACGAACGACATCTCAGTGGCTTCTGACATTCGAGGAGAGGCTGGCAAGACAATTGTTCAGGGGCAGACAACTGAAGTCGTCGGGCCAACTGGTCCCGCTGGGCAAGATGGTAAGTCCGCTCTGACAATCTGGCGGGAGAATGGCAATTCAGGCGATGCCGCCGCCTTCTTGGCTTCACTCAAAGGCGACCAGGGGCCGCAAGGCACTCAAGGCCTGAAAGGTGACAAAGGAGAAACCGGTGATCAGGGACCAGCAGGTCAAACGGGCCCGCAAGGGCAGCAGGGACCAAAAGGAAACACTGGCGACGCTGGCCCTCAAGGTCCAGCAGGACCGACAGGATCGGCAGGCCCTAAAGGAGATACGGGACCTCAAGGAGCGAATGGCGCAGCAGGGGCAACGGGTTCTCAAGGGCTGAAGGGGGACCCAGGTGCCAAAGGCGACACTGGCGCGCAGGGTGCAAAGGGCGACACCGGGCCGTCCGGCGCGACACTCGTCGGTCAGGTTGTTGTCGTGCAGAGCGCGGTTGTCGCAATCGCT